AACGCAACGCGGCAAGGAACTGCTGGATTTCGACAAGGCGGAGGAACTCTGGGAGCGAAACACCCAGCAGCAGCCGCAGCCAGCCAGGGAGCGCACAGCCAAGCCGCCAGCACCGCTGGTGCAGCCCACTGATCAGCAGCTGCAAGCCTTCATTCAAGGACTGCCTGAAGATCAGATCCCAGACCTGAACGACAGCCGCGCCAGGCGTGAACACTACCTAGCGGAAAAAGCCCGGCTTGATGCGTTGCAAGGCAGGAAGGAACTGCTACCGGCTGATCAGGTGAAGGCCGAAGCCTTCAACCTGGCTCGTGGGCTGCGTGATGGCTTGATGCGTGTGGCTGATCGCCTGGCGCCAACGCTGGCTGCCACGGCCGATGCGCGGCAGGTACATCACCTGCTGATGGAGGAAATTCGCGTGGCACTACGGAGCCTGGGTGATGCCTGACGGAGCAGCGGTCTACCGAGCGGCCTTCCTTGAAGGCCTGATGCCACCGGCGCCGATGACGGTAGATCAGTGGGCCGATCAGTATCGAATCCTCAGCGGCAAGGGCGCCAGCGAGCCGGGCCCCTGGCGTACGGATCGGACGCCATACCTACGCGAGCCGATGCAGTGCCTGAGCCCCAGCAGCACGGTGCGGCGAGTGGTGTTGATGTTCGGCAGTCAGATGGGCAAGACGGAGGTGGTGCTGAACTGGCTCGGGGCGATCATCCACCTGTGGCCCGGCCCGGTGATGCTGGTGCAGCCGACCGAACTGATGGCGAAGCGCCTTAACAGCCAGCGGCTGCGGCCACTGCTGCGTGAGACGCCGGTCCTGGCGGAGCGGATCGCACCGGAGCGTGCCCGCGATTCCGGCAACAGCATGTTCCTCAAAGACTTCCAGGGTGGGGTGTTCGTGCTCACTGGAGCGAACTCCGGCAGCGGCCTGCAGTCCATGCCGGCCGCCTACCTGCTGGCGGATGAGGTGAGCAGCTACCCACTGGAGGCAGATGACAAGGGCGACCCACTAGAGAACGCCGAGGCTCGAACATCAACGTTCCCCATGGGCAAGATCCTCGTGACCAGCACACCAGGCACGCGCGGCAGCTGTCGGATCACGGCAGAGTTTGAGACCCGATCCGATCAACGCCGGCTGGCAGCGTTCATGCCCTGCTGCGGTGCGCATGAGGTGATCCGCTGGCGCGAGCACATGGTGTGGGATCGGCCTGATGGAGAGGTGTGGTGCCAGTGCCCGGCCTGCGGCGAGCGGGTAGCGCAACATCACAAGAGCACCATGCTGGCCGGTGCGCAGTGGCGGGCGAGCGCAGCAGGCGATGGCCAGACCGCTGGATTTCACCTGCCGGCTTGGTATGCCCCGGCCGGCTGGACGCCGTGGGAGCAGATCCGGGATGAATTCCTGCGAGCGAAGGCCGACCCGCTATTGCTGAAAGGTTGGGTCAACAAGCGCGCAGCAGAGGCCTGGGAGGACGAGGCCGTGGCCAGGATCAACGCCGACGGCCTGATGGCCAGGGCCGCGGCAGACCCGTATCCGACAGGCCACTGCCCTGCCGGCGTGTTGCTGCTGCTGGCTGGAGTGGATACGCAGGACAGCTGGATCGAGGTGAGCGTGTGGGGCTTTGGCCGTGGGGAGGAAAGCTGGCTGATCTGGCATCAGAAGATCGAAGGCAACCCGGCAGAGCCGGAGGTGTGGCAGCAGCTCGACACGATCCGAGCGACCGAATGGCCCCGCGAAGGTGGCGGCAGCCTGCGCATCCGGCACACCGCAATCGACTCCGGCGGCCATTTCACGCAGGAGGTGTACGAGCACGCACGCCAGCGAACGCGGGAAGGCGTGGTGCCGATCAAGGGCAGCAACACCAGAGCGGCGCCGCTGCTGGGGAAGGGATCAAAGCAAGACGTGAACTGGCGCGGCCGGCTGCTGAAAGGTGGCGTGACTCTTTACGCGGTCGGCACCGATACGGCAAAGCGCACTCTGTACGGCCGGCTCAAGATCACGCAGCCTGGCCCTGGTTTTGTGCACTTCGGGCAGAACGCAACGGAAGATTACTTGGAAGGCTTGACCTGTGAGCGGCTGGTGCCGCGGATGGTGAAGGGCTTTCAGGTGCTGGAGTGGCAGAAGCCCAGCGGTGCGCGCAATGAACCGCTCGACACGGCGGTATATGCGCTGGCTGCTTTGGAGCTGGTGAAGCGCCGCTACAACCGCGCGACGATGTGGGATCAGCTGGCAGCAGCAGCAGACCAGGCCAAATCAGCAGAGCGCAGGCCTGCAGCCGCTAAGGCGCGGCCTGTTCGATCTAATTCGGCCTTTGTCAACAACTGGTGATCCTTAGTTTGCGTTCATGGCGATTCCAGCGCAGATCAGGGCAGGAGACACGGTGAGCTGGGTGGTGCCGGCCGCGGTGGATCTTGACGGCAATCTGGCCAGCTCCAGCAGCTGGACACTGACTACGTATCTGCGGTTCAACGCCGCCAGCGAAGGCGCGACGGTGGTCGGCTCTGCCAGGGCCGATGGCGGCTGGGACAACACGATCAGCGCCAGCACGACGGATGGGTTTGATGCCGGCGAATGGAGCTGGCAAAGCCGGATCAGCAGCGGCGCCACGGTGATCACCGTGGGCACCGGCACCACGACGGTGCTGGCCAGCCTCAGCTATGTCAGCACACCAGCTGCATTTGATGGCCGCAGCCAGGCAGAACAGGATCTCGATGCTGTGCAGGCAGCAATCCGGGCGATCGTCAGCAAAGGTGCCAAGCAGTACACGATCGGCAGCCGCAGCTTCACCTATGCGGACCTCGGCCAGCTGATGGCCCGCGAGGCGCAGCTGAAGGCGATCGTCGCCAGGGAGCGCGCAGCGGAGAAGGTGGCAGCTGGCCTGGGTGATCCGCGCAGCCTTTACGTGAGGTTTGGACGATGAGCAGACGCAAGGCAGCACCAGTAGAGCCTGAAGCGGCAACACCGACGCCACGGCGCAGGCGCTCGTACGAAGGCGCCATGGTCAGCCGCCTTACGGCCGGCTGGGTTACGGCGTCCACGTCAGCCGATGCTGAGATCAATTCGAGCCTGATCCGGCTGCGCAATCGAGCGCGGCAACTGGTCCGAGATAACGCCTACGCCAGGCAGGCACTACGCGCCATTGCCTGCAACGTGATTGGCAACGGAATCAGGATGCAGGCGCAGGTGCCGATGCAACGCGGCAGCGGCCGGCTTGATGAACGCCTGAACCGTCAGATCGAAGCCGCCTGGGAGAAATGGTGCCGGCCGACCACCTGCCATTCGGCAGGCCGGTTGAGCTTTGTTGAGATCAGCCGGATGGCGATCACAGCTGTCGCGGAATCCGGCGAGGTGTTCCTGCGGCTGGTGCCGCAACCGTTCGGCGGCAGTGGTGTGCCGCTGGCCATTGAAGTGCTTGAGGCCGACCTGGTGGACGAAGGCAAGAGCAACGGCCCGGATGCACAGGGCAATGAGTGGCGGATGGGCGTGAAGGTGGACCGCTGGAGCCGGCCTGTCAGCTATGCGTTCCGCACCAGGCACCCTGGCGACTTAACCAATGGCGTCGGCTACCAGGTGATCGAAGTCCCAGCTGAGCAGATCATCCACTTGGCGCTCCTCGAGCGGCCGGGCCAGACCCGTGGCGCCAGCTGGTTCGCTGCAGCGATCAAACGGCTGCATCACCTGGCTGGCTACGAGGAGGCCGAGGTGGTGCGTGCGCGCGCAAGCTCCTCGTTGATGGGCTTCATCACCAGCCCAGAAGGCGAGCTGCAGGGTGATGATGTCTATGACGATGAGCGCGTCAGCAACTTTGAGCCGGGCGTCTTTAAGTACCTGGCGCCAGGAGAGGCTGTGTCGGTGCCGCAGCTTGATGCACCCGATGGTCAGTTCGAGCCGTTCCTGCGCTCCATGCTGCGTGCCGTGGCGGCCACCACTGGTGTGCCTTATCCCAGCCTGAGCAGCGACTACAGCCAGACCAACTACAGCAGCAGCCGCCTGGAGCTGCTGGAAGCACGTGAGAACTGGCGCAGCCTGCAGGCTTTCATGATCGAGCACCTCCACCGGCCGGTGTTCGAGCGGTGGATGGCAGCCGCGGTGCAGTCTGGCGCCATGGCGCTGCCGGGTTACGAAACCAACCCTGACCGCTACCTAAACGTGAAGTGGTTTCCCCGCGGCTGGGGCTGGGTTGACCCAGAAAAAGAAGTCAAGGCCTACGTTGCAGCAGTTAGGGCTGGCTTCACCACGCAGGCGCAAGTTGTTGCCGAGCAGGGCGGCGACCTGGAAGATCTGCTGGTGGCACGTGCTGCGGAGGTGGAACGTGCGCAGGAGTTGGAGCTGCAATTTGAAACCAACCCAGCGGACGACGGGAACGCCGGTTACGTCGAACCGATAGAGGCAGTGGCAGGCACAGCTGAAGACACCACAGAAGACGAAGCATCGCCTGAAGACTGATCCATAGCCTGCGCTAAGGAACCACTGCAGCGATGGAACTTCGGGAGCTGAATAGCCAGCCACTGCGGCGTGTCGCTTCATTTGACTATGCCGCCGCCGTGCGTGGTGGCGCAGCAGATGAAGAACTGCCGCGGTCGTTGGAATTCAGCTTTTCATCCGAAGCTCCGGTGGAGCGCTGGTTTGGAAGCGAGGTGCTGAGCCACGCCTCCGAATCAGTCGATCTGTCGCGCCTCAATGATGGGGCGCCGCTGCTGTGGAATCACAACCCAGATCAAGTGCTCGGCGTGGTCGAGCGCG